CGGAAGAAGAGTCAGTTGCCGCGGAAGAGGAGGTGGTCGTCCCTGAGGTCGTCGCGCCTGCTGTGGTCGCCGCCGAAGAGGAGGTGGTCGCCGCGCCTGCTGTGGTCGCTGCGCCTGCTGTGGTCGCCGCTCCTGCTACTGTTGCGGTCACCGAAGAGGTTACTGCTGAACTTATGTTTGATGATATGGATAAGACATTCTACGGCGATGAAACGGTAGAAGAGAAAATCGTGCGTCTCCGCAAACTGGCGAACGGGTTTATCCGCGAAGCACGCGAACTAGAAAAATCTCTTCCCAACCAGACAGAAAGCAGTACCAAAAGCAGAGATATGCGCGAGATAGAAGGTATCATGTATAGTGTAGATGAAGAGTTTCTCTACAACCGCTACGACGAACTGGTTGGATTTATTGAAAGAGACGAGGAAGTAACCTTTACGGCGGGGTGGAACAAAGAGAAAGGAGCGTGGGACTACGAAAATGCAGATTGCTGATTGCTCTGATTGCTAGAGAGAAATGGGTTGGTGTGTTTTGTATTTAGAAAATTTTAGAAAATTTTTTTTTAGTTCTAGTATCGCAGCAAGATGTTTATTTGCTTCTGTTATAGTGTCCTTTGCCCATCTATAATCCACGGTCCCGTAATCATACCACATGATATCAAATTGATTTTCATTGATTATATCTAAAATTTGCTTTTCAGTAATATCAAATAAACACCATCTGCAATAACTAACCATTTGGGTTGTGATGCGAGGAATATATTCAATAATTTGATTTACAATATCTTTAGGTACTATAGTCTCTAAATGAGTTTTACTTGTCTTACATAACGGTATATGTTTTCTATCATAGATATACTGGTTTAACTCTTTGTTTTTATTTAACAAATTAAAAAGTTCTTTATTATCTATGGTTACTTCGGGTACTACTAAACTGGATGTACCGTTTATCTTTACTGCATATTCTTTATGTATATCACGAGCATTTTTTTGAATAAATTCACTTAACGGATCATTCATACTTATTAATTGTATAAACAATATAGAATAATTTTTATATTGTAGTACAGTAATATTTATTGTGAGAGTTTTTTTTAGTTTCCAACATTGATCGTTTATACAAGACAATGTTCATAAATTGATTTACATTTTCTAAATATACCATAAAATATAACCATGTCGTCTCCTCTTGATGTTCTCAAAAACTTTGCGCTCTTTGAATTTAAATCAACCCCTGGAACATTTGGCGTTGCTTTCGCAGTGTTGCGCGAAAACCATGAAGTATTCTTGGTCGCCAAAGGAAACTCCAATAAAGAAATCGATGTACTCAATGTGCACGTATCAAATATGGAATTTAAACATTATAGCAAATGGGAGGAAATAATGGATACACATCTTCCCATTCAAAAGGCATTTAACTATGCCTACCATAGTAGTCCAGAAGATTGGCCGTGTGGATTTGCACGAACGATCTTTGATGTAAAAGTGACGCCGACAAATTCTGTACACGCGGCTAGTACTTAAGTTGTAATACTCTACTCTACCTTTACTATTTTTTTTTCACATTCTCGGTTCATTTGAAAACTTTTACAACGCGTCCCTTGAGGCACTATTTTAATGATACCTTTTGCTTTTTTACCGTGCAACGGTACGGTGCATCCGCTTTCTTTACGGGTACCTCGTTTATCTATTTTAAACAATAGGGGTTTTTTCTGTGTGCAACGCGCTCTAAAGTTTTCGTAACGATCTCTAACCTGGCAATAGGATAGACCCGACTTTTTTTTAAGCATTTTATTGACTAATTCGTGTAACCGATACACATATCTAGAAAAGGTATGCCGACTTTTCATATCACACATTTTAAGCGGCAAACTTTTATAATTAGTTTTTAAATTGATACGACAATATTTACACGGCAAAACATTTACTAAACTTTTCATGAAACTATAGTAATGCTTTTTATCTTGTGAGGTAGGATGTGTCGGATAATTGAAACTCATGGTATGCAAATAATGCCACATACTAGGTCCCCATACACTAGTAAGCATCCCATCACCACTTTCATAGTCTTTTTTAGTATACACACTAGATCGTCGTTTTTTTGTTACTTTTCTTGTTGTCATCTTTCTGTATTATAATACTATGATATAATAATATTATGAAAGAAAAAGATAAAGATATTGCAACTTTATTAACCTTAAGTATTGATGCTTTTTTAGTGATACTGCTTTTTAATAAATCTATCTCCACTCTTAAAGATAAACTATACACTTATGCTCTATTACTGGTCCACGTTATATTTATATATGGAATGTATCACAATAGTACCTTTATTATAGACGCATCTCATGTAATTATGTCTTTATGTATACTCATAGCACCTATATTAGATTCTTTTTTTCTTAAACTCATTCATTTACTGCTATTACTGGCGATTCAATTTTTATGGATATATAAAGGTTATTGCATACTTATGACTAGTAACATTGAAGGGTGTGGTGATGTTTTTACGATTATAGCAGCGGTATGGACCATAGTTTTAACTTTTATGTTGTATATTAATCACGGACGAAACGTATCATTTTCTGTTTTGTAGGAACATTTTTCTTTAGCAATGTTTTATATTTTAATTTTAGAATTTCGGTATAATATTCTTTATCACTCGTAAATTCTTTACGTTTTAAAAACACATATTCATTGTGCTTTATACAAATCAACATATTCTTCTATAACTATTCACGTATTCGTTTAACTTTTTTTAATTTATTCTATTAAAGATATCAAATCATGGCAGGAAAAGTTGAAGTAGATACTGAAGCATCCGCGTCGTTTATGGAAAAAGCTATGGAATTTGCTAAAAACCCTACCTATGTTATGATGTTTTTAGGTGCTGTATTTTTATTAGTTATTGGTTTTATGATGTACAAGAAACCTGATATGTTGAAAAAGTTAATGAACCCAAGTGGCTCCAAAAATAGCGCACCTAATACTAATAGTTTAAATGACGAGGAGGAGCAACACTCTAGTCAAGGCGAAGATCTATAAGATTTGCGTCATGATACAATATATAAGTTCTCTTATATGTATTAATGGATAATACTTCACAACCAGATGCTGGGGGTACTTTAACCACTAGTCAGAAAATAATGAAATTTATGGCGAGTAATATGTATGGATTAATTGGCGTCTTTTTATTTACCTGCATACTAGGTTATTTAATCTATCGTATGAATTCGGTCCATGTTAAAAATACGCTAAAATATGGTTCTCAAGCTCCGGGACAAGGAGAAGATTCAAATGCTAATATAGTAGATGTCATGTATTTCTATACCAATTGGTGCCCTCACTGTAAAAATGCCCTTCCAGAATGGAATCAATTTAAAGAAATTTATGATGGAAAAACAATAAAAACCATGAAAATTAAATGTTTGGACGTGAATTGCGACGAAGATGAAGAAACCGCCAATAAATATAATGTAGAAGCGTATCCAACCATTAAATTGGTAAAAGATGGAACCGTATATGAATACGACGCCAAACCTAATGTTGACACTCTGGGTCAATTTTTAAATTCTGTTTTATAATATATTCTTTAGCTAGTTCAATTCCTTGTATAAACATGGCTTCTCGGTCTTTATCATCTAATAATGCTTTCCACGCATTAATATTGATAGCAGTGTATTTACTTTTTATCAATATTTCATTTACATCTGATATGTAATTTTGCTTTTGCATATGCTTTATTAATATACCTAGAAGCATTACACCGTAATCAGGCATGCTAACCTCATCCGAAAAGGTAGTTTTATCTTGGGTACCCGAACAAACGTGCAAACCGATGATCTCCTCCATGTTTTTATATTTTAAAATACAGTCCACTATAGGATAATTACATATCATTCCACCATCTATATAATATGAACCATTGTAGAGTACGGGTTTAAACATGGGAGGAAGGGCACAACTCATAAGTATTGCTGTTTTAACCGGCATGGATGGATAATTTTCGTGATTTAATACTAATTTATCAAATGGGTCTAATCGTATGGTATAAATATTAAAACGAACCTTATACTCATTATATAATTCTATTAAACTAATGTCTTTAGAATGATCTTTAGCTGTTATAAAAGTATCTAACATCTCTTCCACAAAGGTTCTATCCATATACCCGTTGTTTTCTATGATTTCTAGTAAATCCTTTGGATTAAAATTGAACACCTTATTCCAAGGACGTTTTATAAAATAATCACATACAACGTTTATATCATACTTTAAAGCAATGGTTAACCCTAATATTGCGCCTGCAGATGTAGCATAAATAGATTCAATGTCATCTCTTTTGATAATACCACTATCGTATAATTGTTTAATGCATCCCAATTGAATAATATTGTTTGGTCCACCACCTGATAATACAATATGCTTTATCATTAGTTTATTTAGTTTAAATATTTTTAAACTTATTTAGTATATATGAATAATATTGTCTTATTAAATGAGGAACATACCGATACGCCAAAACTCAATCTCGACGAATTATACGAATATAAAAAACAATGCGATAAAAATACATTACGTTCCTATAATATTGTATTGCAACGCATACACACACGGATTAAAATGACTTCACGACAAAAAAATAACGAACAATTTTGCTGGTTTATTATACCCGAAGTAATGATTGGTGTACCTAAATATGATGTAGCCTCATGTATTGCTTATGTAATTGATCAATTAAAACAAAATGGGTTTTCTATTAAATATACACACCCAAATCTAATATTCATTTCATGGAAGTTTTGGGTTCCTGATTACGTACGTAATGAAATTAAAAAACAAACGGGTACTAAAATTGATGGTAATGGTAATATTATAGAAGATAAAAACATGGCAAACAATAATACGGATCATATAGGAGGTAGCAGTACTTCACACATTAAAGGTATATTAAAACCGGGTACACAAGTAGTAAAAAAAGAGAATGATAAAAAATATACCGCTATTAATGAATATACACCGACCGGTAATACGGTATATAGTAATCAAATTATGCAAAAAATTCAAAATAAGGTATAAACTAATTAAAAATTTATACATTATTACATATATGGAAGACAATGCTCTTATTATTAATTTAAAAGTGATCGCAGCCATTCAACCAAATGATAAAATTAACACTAGTGATAACTATCTAAATATTGAAAATAATACTATCGTACCTGTTTCTATTAAACGATGGTGGAGATCGGATGATCGCAACGAAAGTCTTAATCGTATTGATCTAATTATATCGGAAGCATTAACTAAAAGCACCCCTCTAATAGAATCAAATATAAAAGATTCTATAGTTGGGTTAAATAATTTTAAAAAAACCTATTCTAAATGTACCCAAAGTATCGCAAGAATTAATACGATTATTGAAAAAATAAACAATAAATACGATATAACATACTATTGTGATTCTCAAGAAGAAGATGATTTAGATACTAGTAGTTAGCTGCCTCCATCCTTCTATATTTTTCATAGTCTTCTCGCTCTTTTCGCTTTTTATATTCTTCCTCTGCTTTTCGCTTATTGTACTCTTCCTCTGCTCTTCGCTTATTGTACTCTTCCTCTGCTTTTCGCTTTTCATACGCTTCTTGAGCTTCCTTTTCTTTTACATACGTATTATATTTATCATCAGTCGTTTTATATTTTCTATATTTGTCTAATTCTTCTTGCATAAGTTGTTTACGACGGCGACGTTCATGGTCATTCTCCTTAGTTAAAATGGCTTTTAAGGTTGCAGACTCGGGATCAGAATCGGATTCAGAATCAGAATCAGAATCAGAATCGGACTCGGTGTCTGATCCTATACCCGATTTACCTTTGCGAGCAAATTCTTTTTTTTGCATTTCACGAATTTTTTTTTTAAAAGCATCTTCTTTGGATCGTTCCCGAATAGTTTGTACACTTGATTTAAATTTATCTAAACTGTGCTTTATCTTACTTTCTTTTCTTAAAATAATGTCTGCTAATTCATCTAATACCTTATCCGTATCTTTTTTACGAATACGGTATTTGTCCTTGTCTATATCTTCAACATCTCTTAACAATCGTTCTATATGTTTACGTTTATACTCGTTTTGTAAGGCAGGTCTATATTTTCCAAAAAAATCTATATCACTAGAATTTACCATATCTGGATTTTTTTTAAGAATCTTTTTCAACATACCTTTTAAGTGTCCGGCAGCTATATCATCCGTTAGATCATCGTCATCATCGTCATCATCATTTAGATAATCAAATGGCGATTTTCTAGATGATGACGGTGATGACAATCCTAATTTTTTATTTAATTCCGCGACATCGGTATCTGTTACTGTTCTATCAGACGACATCATTTTTTTCATTCTATCCGTAATAGCACTTGATTCTTTAGACAAATTATCTTGACGAAGATTCGTTGTGGTTAACATACGATTCGCTACAATTTTTTCAAATACTTTAAAACCTTTGAAAAATCTCTGCTCACACTCAATATACATGTCTACTTGTTTTACTCTTAAACGACTTATAATTTCTTTTAATTTTTTCATATCTAATTCATCTGTTAATGTTATTTCTTTTTTACCAGATAATGGATTTAAATCGTGCTTAAAGACTTCGTCCAAGATGTCTAAAAGTTCCTTTTCATGCTTCTCGGCTGATTCCATGATCTCTTTAATATTATCTATATAGTCGCCAAATAAACTATCCTCTTCGCGACTCCCCGTATAGTCTCGTCGGTATAAACTGGTTTGAAATCCTCGTTTGCCTTCCTCATGAGTACCCAAACATCCTTGCGTATGATGAAAATGTTTCATGGTAATATCTGAAAATTTCTTGGGTTTTGCGAGTCCTTTTCTATCTTCTTCTGTGGTCCATATCTTCCAAAATCGTTGAACCGCTTCATCATATTCTTTTTGCGCTGTTTCCGACATTTTAGAAAATCGTTTTGTAGGCCAATCATAGGTATCATAAAACAAATGTTCTAATTCGCCAATACCCGGTTCTTTGTCTAAGGATACAATACTACCCTTTTTTGTTTTGTTTACCTTACAAAAACTAGGACTTATGGTAAAACGATCACCTCTATTTTTAATAGTAGAGATATCTAAACCATTGGTTAAACAATCTATACGACGACCACAAAAACTTATGAATTTTACACTTGGTTTTGCGGTTAAGGATATATTGTGTTTTTCTAATTTTGCTTTATCAAATGTATCAAAGGTTATATCTTCGCCATGGCGAGACTTGTACGTATACGTTGGATTTACCATGGATGTGATGGATGCGAATAATTGCGCAATTTTAATATAAAACTTGGAAATGCCATTACACATTTCCTGCTTTAATTCTGGATCTATTTTTTCAAATTCTTTAATTGCTTTTTTTCTTAAAAAAAGAATTTTATTTTTTTGTACATCATCTGTTAATTCGTCACCAATACGTTTTGTTACTACCCGATCTATTTCTATATTGGATAAATATTTTGAAATGATTTTTGAGGTTAGTATTAACAATCTATCACAATATCGTTCATCGGTTAAATTATACATATCAGTGAAATTTTGTGTTAAAATATAATCAGTTGCTATAAAATCTATAATGGAAGTCAATGATTTTGTTTCTTTACTTTCTCCTGTATTTTGTGCATTACCCATATATATATATTATATATATTAAATTGAAATAAATTAAACTGATTACATTCTAAATATATATGTCTGATAGGTCTACTAAAAAAAAAACAAATACTACTATCAATAAAAGCGAAATGTGGAAACTATTTGATCAAGAAGTAAATGATACACCTGTTGAATGCGTCTATCACGATGATAAAGATATAGATCGCTGCGAATTATGCAACTCTGAAACTAGAATTACTGAAATGGGTTTTCAAACATGCACCAACCGCAAATGTGGTGTTGTATTTACTGATACTATCGGGTTAACCGCTGAATGGAGATACTACGGAGCAGAGGATAGTTCAAGTACTGATCCTACACGGTGTGGAATGCCTATTAATCCTCTATTAAAAGAGTCATCCTTTGGATGCAAAGTACTTACAAATGGAAAAATGACTTATGAAATGCGAAAAATAAGAAGGTACACGGAATGGCAAGCCATGCCTTATCAGGAAAAACAACAATACAATGAATTTTGTAGAATTACCGCCATGGCTCAGAACGGGGGAATCTCAAAACGAATTATTGATGAAGCATTGCGCCAACATAAAAAACTATCCGAACATCGTACATACAGAGGATTAAATCGTGATAGCATTATTGCGGCATCCGTCTATATTGCATGTAGTATTTATAACCTCCCTAGAACGGCAAAAGAAATAGCCAAAATATTTAACTTAAATAATACAAATGCGACCAAAGGCTGTAAAAATGCAAAGGCGATCATCGACGAAATAGAACGTGATCAAATGGATGTACAAAAAACGGAATTTCATAATGCAAATTCAATTGATTTTATGGACCGTTTTTGTAGTAAATTAAACATTAACAAAGAACTCACAAACCTATGTAAATTTATTGCTACGCAAATTGATAAACACCAATACATCCCGGAAAATACACCTAATTCTATCGCTGGTGGCGTCATATACTTTGTGGTACAAGAATGTAAATTAAACATAAATAAATCAGAAATAAAAATGATTACCGGAGTAAGTGAAGTAACCATTAACAAATGCTACAAAAAATTGGAAAGAATTCGCGAAAAACTTATCCCTAGCATAATATTAGATAAATACAATTAAACAATAATCACTACTGTATAGTATACATGCATAAAGTGGCAATTCTTATACCAACTACCTCCAATAATCGCCCTCAATGGAATACAATGAAAGATACCTACCTATTCCATAGCACGAAATCTTTTTTACTTTCCTTACATTATCAAGACAATAATCGCTATGTTTTTTATATTGGATACGATGGTGAGGATCGTCTATTTAGTAAAAAAGACCAACAAGACGAATTAAAACGATTTGAACAAGTATTTCAAAATATATCCTTTCGCTTTTGTAGTATGAACGGAATCCCAAAAGGATACTTAACTAAAATGTGGAATCGCTTATATGAACAAGCTTATACAAGTGGGTGTGATTACTTTTATCAATGCGGGGATGATATTTTATATAAAACCAAAGGTTGGATACAAGCAAGCATAAATCTATTGAATAACAATGGAAATATTGGTATCGCTGGACCTATTAACAATAATCCACGAATCTTAACTCAAGCCATGTTTTCTAGAAAACATATGGAGATTTTTGGATTTTTATTTCCTGAAGAAATCATTAACTGGTGCTGCGATGATTGGTATAATTGGGTATATCACCCTTCCTATGTATATGTTCTTAAACAACACTATTGCGCCAACGTGGGAGGTCAACCTAGATATATTATTGATAACAATGTTGAATTTCATAAAAGTCAAGAGTTACTAGCTAATAAAACAAAGGAACTACGCGAAAAAACTATGAAACTAGCTATGCAACATAAACAAGTGGTTGAAAAGTATATCAATAACTCAAAAATTGAAACTAAATAAAGTTTTTAAAGTAAAGACAAAACCTCCCTCCGCCATGTTTTACGACGCGAAAATACATCCTGTTCTCGCGTCTTGTGCATTGATTCCTGGCACACTGGTTCGCATTTATAATATGGATGACGATATGCATGGTATAAAAGGTGTATACAAAGGAGACTTTGAACATACGGACGGATTGATAAAATCGCTGATTGTATTAAAAGATGAAAGCAAGCGAGAATTTAATTTCTATACTTTACCTGATACGATAAGAATAGTAGAATAACGTTTGATTTATACAATATTTTTATTTTTTATATACATCAAATGATTTCGGTGGGAATAAATGGTTTAGGACGCATCGGCAAAGGTGTTTTTCTACAAATCGTTCACGACCCCACCATATGCATTCGCGCTATCAATGTTCCATCCATCACCAATCTAGAACTTGAAAGTTATTTAAATCACGATTCTACGCATCAACCAACCACTACGCTAAAAGTAACTATTGAAAATAACGATTATGTCAGCATTGGACGTCATTTGCTTATTCGGGTCTATCATACAAGAGAAGTCTCGGAGTTAGATTGGCGAGAAGATGGTGTAACCCATTTATTTGAATGTACGGGACACTATTTAACCACGGAAAAAGCTAAAAAACACGAGGTGGATTATGTTGTCATGTCTGCACCACCCAAAGACTTAGATGTCACCCCCATGTTTTGCCCCGGTGTAAACGAAAATGACTACAAAGGACAATCTATTGTTTCTGTGGCTTCTTGTACTACCAATTGCCTGGCACCTTTTCTTAAAAAAATTACTCAAACACCACACAATATTGAAGACGCTAATTTTATTACAGTCCATGCGTCCACCGCAAGCCAAAGCATCGTGGATGAAGCCAACTCTAACAAACGCACGTCTAGAAGTGTATGGAATAACATTATCCCTCACACTACTGGAGCACAAAAAACGATTGATTACTTATTACCAGATCTTAAAACCAAGATAAAAGGTACATCTATTCGCGTACCCATCAATACGGTAAGCATGATAGACCTTAACGTACGATTTACTCAACCCGTTGAAAAAGAAGACTTTTTAAATAGTCTAGCAACAGATGATGTTTTTACCATAAGCGAGGAAAAACTAGTAAGCGCGGATTACATTGGATCCACCTCACCTAGCATATTAGACAAGTCTTGCACCATGCAACTAACACCACAAAGCATTAAATTCGCTCTTTGGTATGATAATGAATGGTCTTTTTGCACACAAATGATACGTATGGTTAAAAAAATGCACCATTATACAACTAAAACGCATAATTCACCTTTAGATATAGATTTTGCGAGAAAACGCGTGTTTGTACGATGCGATTTTAATTGCCCTGAAGGCGATGATTTTCGGATCCAAAGCGCTATACCTACCCTACAATACATTCTTAGACAACAACCTAGTCATGTCATTTTGGCTACTCATTACGGACGACCTAAAACTACCAATGAGTATTCTACAAATAAGTTTAGTCCTATCCTGGAAAAAGCACTCGGACTTAAGATCCACTTTTTACCAAAAGGTCTCGACAGCACTGATAATGCAGATATTATAGAGGGTGGAGTGTATCTTATGGAAAATACTCGCTACCACGACTATGAAACCAAACCATTGGATCAGTGGGTACAAGGATTTTATGTAGATGTATTTTGCAATGAAGCTTTTTCGTGTTCTCATCGTAATCATACAAGCATGACTAAAATACAAGCAAAAGAGCACTGCTTAGGGTTTTGTTTTGAAAAAGAAATAAACGCCTTAAATTTGTTTAAAGCGAATGCTGACACCATGCGCAACGTTAAAAAAATGGTAATATTGGGTGGAAATAAAATTGATGATAAATTACCCATGCTCCGATTTCTCGCCAATACGGTGGATATTATCTTTCTTGCAGGCAACACCTTAAATCACCGCGAAGACTATGCTGATATTTTGAAAGAACTCGGTAGTAAACAAGCTCGTCTTATACTCGCGGAAGATGGGTTCGGTAACGTAGAAGACATGGAGGGTGAGTATATACCCGATATCCATAAACCTAATGTAAATTGGATCATTAAAGATGTAGGTCCTAAAACCATACTCCAACTTCAAAACCTACTCGCGGAGATGGATATCGTGTTTTGGAATGGAACTCTGGGTATCGTGGAATCCCCCATGTACAAGCGCGGATCCTTACTGTTGCTACACGCTCTGGAACACGCAAACGCGGATGTTATCATTGGTGGTGGTGATACGGCAGGATTCGTAAATCAGTATCCTAATACACTTTCGCATATTTCAACCGGTGGTGGAGCATCTATCCATTATCTTGGAACCTAAGATAAGTTTGTATATAAGTCCAGCAAAAAAACATATTGCTCGGAAGTAACCTCTAAACGATTATTTGGTTGGTCTGCACAATCTTCTTTTACAAAAAAGTTATATAAATAGTCTCCAATAGTACTCCATTCGCGACCATAAATGCTATTGTTTAATGCTAACTCTAGAAGAAGAATATCTTTATTAAAGACATCAAAAGATTGAGTATCGGTATGTAAAGTAATCTTCATAGTATACTATTATGTTATTTTATTAAGTATTTAAATAAAATAACTAATTTGTGTATGAAATCTTATTTAAGTCATGTAGGTATATTAATTGGTTATACTATATTTTATCATGGTCTATAGTACTGTCCTAGAATAAACTATCCGTTTACCTATACTATAAAAAACATTCACGATTATATTATAAAAAGATAACTACTATACTATAGTATATTTTATGAATCTATCCTATCATTCATGGATTTCTACTCAATCTATTATATCTATGAATGATATTCAAACTATCAAAACGACTATTGCTAATTTTATCCATAGTACCTATTTTCTGTCCCAGTCCAACAAAGAACTACGCCAAGATTATGGAATGGATGAATATTATCAAGCGGCGCCTCAAAATGTCTTTGGATCTGATCGGGTATTTGTTACACCTCATATCGACGGTATATTTGGTAGTATCCCTTTTATGAGAACCTGGAGATGTATCTATGGGTTAAGTGACGGACACAACGTATATACACAAGTACCTTTTTTATATGATACACCTCTACATATTGTAAAAGATTCCTTTTATTGTTTTGATTACAATAGAGACATTCATTGGATTTACGATAATTCTACGCTATTTACTTCGCCTAGATCCATTTTAAAATTGCATTTTTTTGAATACCCGCGCGAATTATCTTGGTTAGCCCCAATGTACGTATGGTTAAACACCCGCTATAATGAAATGGCTAGATCCTACTTTCTTTTATCTCAACAACCGTATTATAGTCAGGAATCCTATCTATGGTCGTGTATTATCAATACCATTACACAAACGATCGGTGCCCTTGAACTATATGTAGGGTTTGTGAATATAGGTATTCTTTTTCTTTTATTGGTAAATACACGTTCTAGTAAAGAACGTATACTACACGTAAGTATATGCTATTGGTTTATAAGTATGGTAAGAGGCAGTTTAACTGATTGGACACCCGCCCTATTAAACCGGGATACAAATGTATATTTAGGTACCTTATTGATGTTGTATGTTATTCAGTATCCCAATTCCCTTAAAAAATCAACTTGGTATAACTTGGTTGGTCCTCAGGTATTGCGTCCATGGTTACCAGTTGTCTTATTGTCTACCGAACATTATTATGAAATGTATAGATTATTTCAAACGTTCCATACTAGTCTCTGCAATGTAATAGGACATGTATTATTTACTTCACTAGCTTATGTATCAGTAGTAGGATTAGGCAATCCAGACGGGTTTTCCTATACAAAAGTAATGGGATATGCATGGTTAATAACTAGATATACTATACCAGAATCAGGATTGAGGACAATCATCATAGGTTGTATGCTTGTCTTTAATTATATATTGAGACGGTGGGGGTATATGTATACCCGTTTAGATTATGCAGGATTATTGCTATTGTCTATTTATGGACAAGAAATGTGTCATGAGTTATATGATGAACCAACCTTTATGAGTCACTATATGAAAGATAAAAATAATATAGGCACGTTTATAGAGCATAGTATTTGGTTATTTCCCTTTGAACTGCGAGCGTTAAATAAGTTTGGGTCCAAATAAATAAATAAAATACGCAGTATACCACAAGATAAAGATAGATATAATAGTATACACCATACTTTTATATTTATTAAATAACAATAAACGCCCCCCCGGTATACCCAAGATAACCCTGTAGTTGTCTTCTTGAAGATCTATTTCACTTACCTCTAGTTCGCCTCTACAAAACACACACTTTTTACGAGCATGAACAATAGTAGTAAAACAAGTATCACATATTGTATTATCGCATTGTGTACATTTATATTTAGATGGGGTGGTATGATATTCATGGCAACATAAGGGGCATTCAAATATACATTCTTGTTGAATATCTACAGGAGATTCCATATAAAGTATAGTACAAAAGAATGGATTGGTTAATATTATTTTCAATTTATTAGAAAAACATCAAATATATCTCTGAAACATCCCCCGATTTATCCCCAAAATAGCCAAAAAAAGGGGGTTTGTTCAAAAAAGTCTTGAAAAAGGGGGATAAAATCGGGGATAACTTTTGATGGGTAAAATTCTTATCTTTTTGTAGTATATGCATGAATCCAAAGGTAAAATCATATATAAGTTTTTGAAAAAGTGTTATTCATTAAAAGCGCAAAATAGTCAGGATATTTTTACATTAGAAAAAGTAGAACCACCCTTTTTCTTTTTTATACAAGAGGAAAACATTGTTTACAAATACAATGCTACGCTTTTAGCAGATTATATTGAAGAATCGGGATGCTACAAAGATCCACAAACGCAAATTATCTATAACGAATGCGAATTACTACGTTTAGAAAAAATAACCAATCGCTCTCTAAGGGGTGTTTTACAAGTACCTCTTACTGATGATACCAGTAGTGTAATTCCTTTCTTGGAAAATGAAGTGGGGAACTCATTGCGTATACTTTTAGAACATACTTATATATCCCGCAACAATACAATACAACTAAATGAATTTGAAGAATGGTATACGTTGCTTCAATCTTTAAATGAAATCAAACAAATTGGAGCATGCCACTATCAAACGATAATGGAACAAAGTCTTGTTAATCTTAGACACGAAGAACAAAGATTATCTAAAAAAACTAGACTATGTTATATAATGCTGAGGTACGGTAAAGAATATGATTATTTTTTGGATGATAGAGGCAATATTACAATATGTGATGAAGATAAGGTCATTATTCCCAATTATTATAAAACCATGCATAAATACATTGTGTGCAAAACGTTGATTAAAGAAATGTCTCGCCAATTATACTATCAAACTCGGTTCCGGGATCTCATGTTGCGATTAAACGCTCTACCTACCATTCACGAACATAGCAATTTGGTATAAAAAAATATTTATATTGAAAAGCTAAGCGCGCGTTTTTAGTTATCTGGATATTCACTACATCTATTGCACATTGAACAACACCTATGTATTTTATCTCTTCGTAAAGATAGTACGTGCACTGCTGTATTACTATCATTTAAATCTTTATAAACTACGTAATATCGGACAGGATTATTACGTGTACCATTGCTTTGTTTGTCCATAGTTTTTAATTCATCGTAACACCAAACCTTGGGGTCAACACCTTTTCTTAAACTCTTTACATAAAACCCACCAGATATTTTAAGTTTCTGAGGACCATTTTTACTATTAGTATGTTGTTTTGCAAACTGTTTTGCATCATCATACGTATCAAATTCTTCAAATGTACGACTAGTATCTTCCAAATCAGTGTCAGGTTGTTCAAACCCGGTATTTGTAAAACATTTGGGGTGCATTAGTGATTTTTTTTTGTTGTTTTTACCGGCATAAGTAAATTTTGATTCACCTTCAAAATTACACATCCATAGTTTATAATATCTTTCTATACTTTCTATGCTTGTAAATATTATAATGTGAGTAGGACTATTATATCCCGTGATACGTCCTGCAAGACCTTGAATAATAACATCATCTTGAATTTTTTTTGCAATGCGTTCATATAACACGCCGATATTTTCCTTATCTTGAGGTTCAAATGTTAATGCACAACGAGCCATTTCTTTGATAAATATAAATGTATGTTTTGGAGGTGGTTGTTTAATAGATGTTTGTATAGTTTGTTGTTTATTTTTTGAATCAATTGGACTATAAGCAGCATATTGAGCCCCAAATATCTCTCCACCTATTCGTTCAAAACGATCACGAACAACTATTCCTTTTTTTCCACCAGGAACACGTATAATATGGTATTTGGGAGTTGAATATTCTGTCTTAATTAAGTTACAAAGATATGTAATTTGATCTAATGCGGGTTGAATTTCACGTATTCTTTTTTCTCTATCTTCAAGTGTCATATCTGGTGTTTCATCATCATTAATGTAAAGGTCTTTAAACTGACGTAATTGTCCAGAATCAAGTAATTCTTTATGTCCTCGGTAACCTGGTCCCGGTTCCATAATGTACTTTTTAACATACTTTGACCATTTATTTATATCATCCATTACTTTATTAGGTGTAGCATCAAGCATTAAAGTATGTACATTGTTATTTTTCAATAATTCAAAATTATTATTTTCAAAATTTTTTATGAATTTTCCAACCATCATTTTATCTTGGGAAGCTACATGTACTTCATCAATGATAATGAGAACGTCGTGTAAATTTTTGTCCTTGATTGTTTCTCCTAATTTATTAAGGTCTCCTCGGTGATATGTGTTTATACCGTCTGGTATGCGTGTTTTGGTTTGTATTCTCCAATCATTGTCGTTAACTCCTGATATAATGTATATATTATTTAGATCTATAGGCGGATCTTTCATATCAACTAAAATTTTTAGGATTGCAGGTATAAGTCCTGTCTTTCCTGATTGTGTTAATGCAATTATAATATGAAAGTATGATGTTTTATTTACAATAGTGTCCACAATTAATTGTGCTTGTTTTTCTTGATTAGAGAACGTGATTATTTTTTCTAACTCATTTTTCATTTGCTGAAGGCGTGGATTATTTCGTAGTGCATCCAACTGGCAATTCTTCTCTTCCAGTTGGAGATCCATCTGAACCAGTTGACGATCCTTCTGTGCCAACTGTTCTTTCAATCGCTCTATTTCTGACATTTGTTGTAGATTAGATTCTGAAATAACGTCAGAGACATCCATCATATGTGGTGACACGTAGTTGTTCTTTCCGCTTTTTGAATATGCGGAAACGGAGATGATTGGAACGAAAAGTGATGAAAAGTTTTCAATTTATGATTTTCACCACATAAAAGAAAAATATGTCTAATCAAAAGCTAAGCGCGCGCGTATCTCTCTACTAGTTCAAGGCATTGTACAAAATGGTCTTGCATTCTTCCACAGAGGGCAGACCCCCCTTCTGCATGACCACCCATGCTATGCCGTCGTACAGAGGAGACATATCTGGGCGGTGTTGGGCAAGATAGGTCAACCAGTTTTCTTTGGCGGCGCTAGCATCTTCAAGCGCTTCATGGTTAAACCCCGATGTCTTGTACTTGACTTGGGTAATATGCTCCACGGCGGTTGCCATTTGACAGAGACGGAGGTAATACAAGTGATCACACGGAACCATGAAAGGTAGAAACTCTTCTACCATAGTGATCAAGCGCGGGTCGGTTGGCTGAGTCAAGACATCATACATCTTGTCTTTTGTGAGCATCTTCAAGATGGTCGCGTGATTGGCGACGGAAATGGATTCCGCCCACGGCAATGCGGAATCCACGCGTCCTACGAATTGTTCAAATGCTTTATCTAGCAGCGGTGTGCGGAGGGTGTCTGGGAGTGATTCCATAAGCGCGAAGGGGATGGGGATTTGGCGTGCGTACAGAGTGGGGATGGAGATATTTTTTGTGGAATTTTTGTAGAGTATTTCTTCTTGTTGCGCGTAAAGGGAGCGCAACCTTTTACCTTCGGCGGTATCTTTTGACATGCTTTTGGTGAGATTCATGGAGTTGTCTGGATTCATCAGGTCACCCATGACGATGCGCGTTTGAATCTCCATCATTTTCAATTTCTCTGGGTCGATGTGGATGAGTGGTGCAACCTGGACAAGCGTATCTACTTGAAATACGCGGGATTGGTTCAGAAGGAAGAGTTGAAAGTCGTACCACGTAAACAGAGAAAAGGTGGATGCGTTTGGGTTATCAGCACGGAGGACGCTCCCAAGCGCCGGACCCTCGGGCATATAGAAGTTGTTCACTCCAAACTGTTCTGGAAATTGATCGCGCACACACTGCACCCGATATTCTGCTTGCTGAATGGGCGAAAGCTCAGCCGAAGTTGAAAATCCCGGAACGCATACAAAATATATATCTTGTCCTTCGGTGTCGCGCTGCAGGACAATATGCATCAGCACTTGGTCATCAATTTCGTTGTCGGGGTCCGTGAAGTAGACGGTCGTTTTGCGAGAAGTGGTGAAACTAGACATGATTTTGGTTGTAAGTATTGATAAGTTTTGTAAAAAAGTTTCAATTTATGAAAAAACTTATCAATTATACCATCTAAATTTAAGGCACCTACCCCCACCATGTACCCTCTCTCCAATTATACTCCTCCTCCCGCGCCTGCTCCGCCTTCTTCTCCGCCTCCGCCTTCTTCTCCGCCTCCTCCCGCGCGAGCCGCGCCTGCTCCCTCCTCCTCTCCGCCTCCCGCGCCTCCCGCGCCTGCTCCGCCTCCCGCGC